ACCTTGAATACCTTGGTCGCCCTTGTCACCCTTGTCCCCCTTGATTCCGGTTACTACAGTCATGGTGCCATCATCCGTTACAGTGGTGTTGGCAAACTTCAGCCTGCTTCTCTGAGGAAGGAAGGAACCGTTGCTGTCCACAATCAGGTGCCCGGAGGAACCAGATGCCTGCCACGTAACATTGTCAAATGTAACCTCAATTACATTATCCTCATTCACTCGGAGGCCCTTTATGTCGTTGGACCTCGGGATGGTAGGCAGAGCCGCCGCGGTAGCAGAGGACTCCGCAATCACGGAGGTCAGGGCCGCGTCGTTTACGTTGTGAGCACTCACAAGCTGGTCGAGCTCTGCGTTGACCTGCTGTGCGAGGGCCTTGGTGCCATTGACAAAAGTGTATAGTCTTGAAATCATTCCCATTGGCGGTCCTCCTTACTTGTAGGGCTTCTTCGTCTTGTACTCGAAGGCGAAGCCGTACATAAATATCTCATTCTCTAGGGTAGCGTCAGAGGTAGCGGTCACTTCCATCCGGGCACGTATGCCTTTCTTCCCTATCTTGATTGGTAATGTTACCGTGTCTATCCATCCCCACCGATGTATTCCGAACATCCCTTTGTCCCAGACCAAGCTGTCAGACAGGGACTTCTCCTCGAAGGTTTTCTCCGCGTAGTCCACTATGACGCTCAGATTAATCACGGAGTCATAGGCCTCGTACTGCCGGAATATCAGCCAGCCGCGCTTCAGCTTCTTGACGTGAATCGGTGAGTCTAGGTCATAGTCTTTTGTCACGAGCTTGTAAGTGATGGCTGTACCACGGTCATCCAGCTTGGTGTTGTCGAAGTGATACACATACTGCCCGCTTGAATCCCCTAGGTACACGTGGTCATTCAGGGTCGCGGCCATGCAGGATATTCCCAGCCCGTCGTACATGGTCCACGGTGTGACGTTGGACTCAATTCCAGTGGCAACATGACATACGGCGACCTCTGTGTTCTTGGTCTTATTTGCTGGGTCTTTCGAGAAAGCCAGTACATACTTACCGTCGATGACTTCTGCAACCGCCGAGTCCTGCCACCAAGAGTCGGTATGTTGAACCCGGGACAAGACATCGTCTATCATGCTGGAGACCTTCTCCGTTACGATGGTGCCTAGCTGGGTTGTCTTCAGGGCATACACCCCGTCGTTCCCTAGGAAGAACACAAAATTCATCACGTTTTTGATAGTACGGTGTGACCGTGTCCCGGTTTCAGCCATTAATTTAGTGAACTGCCCATCCACTGCCGCGGATACCCCTTCGTACTTCCAGATGCCACGAGTCTTAAACACAATGACTGCATTCTGAAACTCATGGAGGCCGGAGATAGCATCGCCGTCTCCGGAGTTGGCGAAGATTCGGAAGTCCCCAGTCTTAAAGTAGGCGGGGTCCCCAACCTGACTATAGTAGAGGGCTGACGGTGCGTCCGGGTTTCCAGAGGCATAAATCCTCTCACCTTTCGTCAGGATGTACTTGCACTTGGCAATCTCTGTCAGGTTGTTGTCAGAGACACCTGCCTTCGTCACCTCTGCAATAGTGGTGCCATCGTAGACATAATACTTACCGTTCAGGAGCAGATACATCTTGTCTTGGTAGATGGTGTAGTCCATATGGGTACCCACCGCAGACAACAAGGGTGTCGTGCTACCGCTCACATACAGGTTACCACCAGTAAGTATCAGCGTCTTGGGGGTGCCAGAGGTTTTTGGCAGGATGGCTATTCTGTCAATCTGCGATGTTCCCGGCGTTGTGATGAACCCAAGGTCGTCAGCGACGGTACCCGGCCTGCTCATCAAAGCGCCACGCAGGATTATGTCGAAGTTTCTGATTTCCCGCATCTCATCGTCCTTCAGGTTATCCGGGGCGGCAGACGAGTTCTGCCCGGAGGTAAAGCTGAAGTACGCCTTGTATCCGACGTTCGGGGCCATTATCTAACCACCTGTATCTGCCCAGTGCTACCCGGCAGGCTCCTCTTGCTTCTGGAGTAGACACCTTCCTTGAAGGATAGGTACTGGCTCATAAAGAGGTTGTATCGCTCGGTCTCGTCTTCCCGGAGCATTCCATGTGCGCAGGCGTACTGCACAATACCGTTCGCGTACCTGTCACTCAAGTCAACTGGCGCAGAAAGGTCGGTGGATGTGATGTAGTTCGGGTATTTATAGTAGAGCAGGGTGATAGAGGAGGGTTCTTCACCCTGCACTTCTATAGTGCCACCAACAATACGGTACCCTACTGAGGTGTCGTCTGTGGCAGAAAGGGGCTTGATGTTCTTGGTGATAGAGTCCACTCGTATGATATTCTTCATATCTTCGGGGAGCTCGAACCTACCAATAGAGATAGGGGCAAGGGTCACCCGTTTCGTGACATACAGCACCTCCGCGAGGTCGTCCAGCCCAGCATTGAACCAAGCTACCCACTGCGCGGTGTCGTACTCTTCGTCACAGAGGTCAGTGGCCTCCAGAATCAAGGACTGTAATGTCTTCATTTGGTACTCCTTCCCGGCTTATCTGTAAGAGGGCTTGTTTCTGGTGCTTGTGGCACCTGCGGCAGAGCTCTTAGTCGTAACAGCCCTAGCGCTGGCTGTGGGCTTCGCAACATTAGAAGTTGCTACTGGCACTTTAGCTCTAGGGGTTACCGCTATTTTCTTAGTAGGTGTAGTCATTATAATTCCTCCTTAAAGTAAACAAGGGGGGACTTTTCAGCCTCCCCCTGTAGTCTCACACTAGACTGTGAGTTTGAAGATACCGTGTTTCAGCGGCAATCTCAGTTCAATACCAGCCTCGGTGATGTACTGGTCTCTCTGGCCGTCCTCATCGGGAGCCTGAATGCTGGTCATCAGCTTGGTGTCACGGCCTGCCAGAGGTCTGTAGTACAGGTCCTCCTCGGAGACGGCTACCAGATGGCCGGAGTATCCGCTTACCAACAGCGGGTGCATTACCAGATTCAGCACTCCGAAAGGAGTCAGGTACTTGGTGATGTTCAGCCCGTAAGTAGTGTCCTTATCGTTCTGAATCAACTGCATCTTGGGGGAAGCCAATCCGGCAATCCAAGCAAGCATGTCAGGAGAGGTCAGACACGTTCTGGTGTCACCGCCGTAAGTGAATACGTCCTGACAGAACTTCAGCAGGTCAGCCTCCGTGGCGGATGCTTTGGCGACGGATTTGTTGTTGGTGTTGTTCTTCAGGAACTCGAACAGGCCACCGGTGTAGGTCTCGGGCTGTGCTCCAGTGGTGTCAATGTTCTTTTCACCAAACAGGAACGCATACTCCATGGACTTCGCATGGACGATACCGTTGTTCTTTCGCAGTCTAGCCAGCTCCTTCATGCCATACAGCTTCGTGGCTTCAAGAGTGTTGGTTACGGAGAACGCAGTCTTGAAGATTTGAGTGTAGTTGAAGAACGGGGTGACCCCGATTACTTTTTCTGCGGGAGCTCCGGAACCCTGCATGGAGGCGTTACCGATAATCAGCAGATTTTCGCTAGACGGGATTGCGGCGGCCACTGTGCTACCGATGGCTCTGGATACGGTCAGTGCGTCGGTGGATACTGCTGTAACCTTGACGACTTCTCCGGTGGAGGGTACTTTCACAAGGTCACCGACTCCGAAATACTGCCCCTTACCTGTGGCCACGTTGATAGTGGTTGCGGTGGAAGTGGTAGTTGCGGCGGCGGCGGCGGCCCATCGTACATCTGTGTCATTGTCCATCCACTCGAACTTGGGGTTCGCGCAGGCTTTGGTGTTCATTCTTTTGGTCAGAACAACCAGCGGGGTCGCGGAAGGTTCAAGAAATGCTATTTCATTGGACATATCCACGACAATTCGTTTTGCCGCAATATTTCCGTTACCTACTGCTGTTGAAGAAATTGTAGCCATAATGTCTACCTCCTATGATTACAGAGGCTTTCTAACTCCCAGCCCCATGATGGACTCCTTAATGAAGTCCGCCTCGCTCCGAGCTTTCGGTGCGGGTCTGGTGTAGGATGCCCCATCAGAAACGTTTTCTTTCATTTGTTTCCGCTGGACTGCTTCCTGTTTCTGTACTTTAGCTCTCGCTACGGACACCCGTTCTAGGTACTCTGCCTTTGCGGCCTTGTAGGCAATCTTCAGCCCGTTCTCTATTTCAAATAGGTCCGGGTTCTCTTCCAACTGCGCCAAGAACATCGGAGATACCTCGCTGAAATTCGGGTCGTTCTCAGCAAGCTCAAGTATGGCCTGCTGTACTTCCAGCTCTGCCTCCTGCTCCCTGATTGGGGCCAGAAGACTTTCCAGTTTGGTGTTCACCTTCGCGTCCACGATTTCCTCTAGGGACTTCGCAAGGACACCCTTCGGCTTCTCCGACGGAGCTTCCTGCTGTGCCGGGGGTACTAAAGTCTTTTTCAGGTCAGACAGTTCCATCGCTTTCTGAGTGAACGCTTTCCGAAGCTCGTTGTACCGGCTTAGCGGTATGGCTTCTTCCTGCTCTTCCTCATCTTCGTACTCATCGGAGTCGTCATCCGGGTCGGGCTCTTGCTCACCACCGTCGTCATCCTCGTCCTCTTCGTACTCTTCCCCGTCACTTTCGTAGTCATCGTCTGACGTTTCGTATGCCGGGTCTTCTTGGTACTCGTCCTCGCTGTCCTCCGCTTGTCCGAACTCCGGGGCGAATTTCAGGTCGAAGTCTTCTCCCATTTCTTGTCTCATCGTTTTTCCTCCTTGGCTACGGAACCCAGTATCTCATCAATGAGCCTGAGCCGCGCTCGGTTTACGATAACATCCTGAATATCAATGTTGGAGGGGTTCCCGTCTAGTAGAACGTGTTCGGCCCGTTTTCGCCGGTCGAGGATTTCCTGTTTGAATATCTCCCAACCCCTCGTGCGGACCATCTCTTCTATAAAGACCTGCCTTGTCTCCTTACTGACATTATCTACCATAACTATACACCTCGTTTCCCTAAAAAGCAACAAATTTCTACACAGTCGGTGCGGGTACCCCAGCTTCCTGTAAATACTGACCCATTTGTCCTACACCGCCCATTTGTGGGTACAATCCTGCTGTTTCATCCACCTGCTCTGTGGCTGGGTCAGGCTGTTCCGGCTGTACGGGTTGCTCGATGACGAGGTCTTCAAAGTTCTTGAAGTCAAACTCCTTGAAGATTTCCTTGAGCAGAGCGGGCTGATTGATGTATTGGTTATTGACGGCTGTAGACATGAGCTGGATGAGTTGTCCCTTACGTACTTCCCGATTCACCGTTGCATCGGTGGCGGTGCCGCTGGCCATGACATCGTACTCTACGTCGATATCCTCAAACGATACACTACCCGGTTTGGCCTTCCCATCTTCTCCCGTAATCAGGATGTGGGTCTCGTCGTCGAGGAACTGCTTATTCAGCTCCGCGAGCTGTCTTCCAAGCTCAGTGAGTGAGTCCTCTTCCATCATCAGGATTTGCAGACGGAACCGTTCAGAGGAGGCGCTTGATAGTAATGTGGCCGTGGTAGCTGTCTCCCGTCTCTCTCCGGCTTGTCCTCGGTCGTGGTTGTGCACCCCGGAGGTTACGTCCATGTCGGTCTTGATTGTTTCCTCATCCCGATAAGCGGAGGATGTCACGTCCTGAACAGTCAGCTCCTTGATGTCCTTCTCCACATCATCCACCTCGATGAACCCGTTTGGTCTAGACTTGAGCTGGTCCACATCAATCCCGGACCCCTTCGCAATCAGGAACATGCGGTTCAGGGCTAGGCTCACATTATCCACCCGCTGGTTCCTAACGGTGTTCAGCTCTGCCTGTAGGTCAGTAAGGGCCTCTACCATAGACTTACCGTAGAACTCGTTCGGCATGGGCACAGTGACCCAGCGGATGAAGGGCTTCTTCCCGTGGAAGTACGGGTTCTCCTCGACGCGGATGACCGTGTCCTTGTTGGCGATTGTCACTAGCCAATCGTCCGTCCAATATTCCCATATTCTGACACCATTCGACATTGGGCCGAGGGACATCCCAGTAGAGTCATACCGCTCTTTTCGTGGGCCATCCTCACCTTCCTCCGAAATCTTGGCTGTGTTTTTGTAGTACCCCTCCTTCTCCCCTTGCTGTAGCTCGTGGAGCTCACGGAAGTATTCATGGATACAGAAGGGTGAGTCGTCCACATCCGAGTACGCCGGGTCAAAGAAGAAACTCTCAATCGGGATGTTCTTCATGTCCGGGGCATCGTAGAGTACTTTCTTCTTCTTGGTAGGAGCCCGCATAGGAATCCTCACTGTGGTGCCGTCGTCCATCAGCACCTCGAAGTCCTGCATCTCTCTGGCAGTCACCACCTTCTCCTTGTACTTCCATGTCTGCTTGGAGATAGCAGTGCCATAGAGGATGGCACACTTATAGATTTCGTAGAACCTTGTGGCCGCCTTCATCTTCTGGGTCATCTGGTAAGCGACAAGATTCGTCAGCATCTCTGCTTTTTCGTCATCCCCGGGGCCTACTGGCTTATAAGAAATGATTCGTTTGGTCTCCAGCACGGAGGCCAGAATCTTCGGCAGGGCCGTCTCCACGATGTTATAGACATAGGGTATGAACAGGTTGGACCCGTTGGCCCGCATGTTCTCGTGGATACACTGGTACTGCTGGAAGAATCTAGCAAACTTGTCAAAATACGGTTGCTGGAAGGTCTGGGCCCTCCGCATGTCCTCGGTCACGGTCTGAATGATTTCGGCATCCGAGCGGCCTTTGAAGTTCCGAGGGTCGAGGGACTTGCTTTTTCGTGCCATACTGCACCTCCTTAATAATTCGTTACGGAAATCATCGGCTCGTGGGTATAGGCCTTTGACCTCAGTGTTGGGGCTACTGGTCGTAGCAACTGCTCTGTATATGCAAGGGCATCGACGGTGTCGTCATGCTCCGAGAACGGGAACTCGCACAGCTCCTTTATGAGCTCCGTGTGCTTCCGGGACACGTAGATGTCACCATTCTCCCACGCAGGCTGTAGCTGAAGTGCTCTTCGCACCTTGTCCTTGTCTGCCTTGAGCTCCACGAGTGGTAGGTATTTCCCTCTGCGCCGCATCTCATCCTTCATGGTGTATATCAACATCTTCTGGAACGATACTACTTCTATCCCCACCTTACGCAGAGCCGTGGCCTCTTCGGCCATCTGGAATATCGCATTGATGAGCTCACCGGGGTTGTACCTATCCCGCTTGTAGTCTAGGACGTACCGCCGCTTATCAGCGTCCACGCCAGTCCTCATTATAATGGAATAGTCCGCCCGCTCCTTCTTGCTGATGGCAGGGTCAACGGTGATGTACTGCTCAACGATTTTGGGCTTCATCCCCTCGGGGATGTCCTCGATATACTGGATGTACTCCTTCTTGAAGATGGCATCGTCCGGGTTGACCGGGTCCAGCATATACTGACAGGAGTAGATGTAGGACCCCTGCTCCTGCCTCATGTTCTGCAAGTACTCCGCCGACAGTCGCGTCGGGAAGTAATACTCACCCTGCTCATTTATGGCTGGTCTTACCAAGGTATCGAGTGCCTTTGAGTCAATCAGGCTACCATAAAGGTCAGCCATGTGATACCTCGTACCGATGACCATGATGAACCCCCCTATTTCCAGCAGGGACAGGGAGTATTTGTAGTGCTCTTCTACCTTCTGAAGTTGGGCGTCCGTAGCCACGTTACGCTCGGACACCAAGTCGTCCATGATGATAACATCAGGGTGCATGCCGGTACGGGCGTTGTCTACCCCGGAGCAGAAGATGGACGGCTCCTTCAGACCTACTCTGGTACGGCTCTTTAAGATGACTTGGTCCTCGACGAACCCGCCAGCCAGCTTCTTGTTCGGCTCAAGGATGTAGTTCCCCTTTGAATCGACACATATCGACCTCATTCGCTGGTTGTTGTCGATTAGGTCCTTCACGCCAGCGAGGTACAGCTTGGCATTGGACAGGGTCTCGGAGTCCAGCATGATACGGAGGTCCGGGTTGTGCCACAGGAGCCACGGTATCAGGGCGATGTTGGCTACAGAGGATTTGAAGGTGTTACGTGGGAGCATCGTTAACTTCTTCAGGGTGCCTTCCATGGCCAGCACGGAGGGTGTAGTGATTTCTGCAAGCTGGCCTTCCATCTTTAGAACTGGGGACTTCTCCATCCCGTGCATGATGAAGTCGCACAGCTCCCGGTGCGGCACTTCCTCCATCAAGGAGTACCCTACCACGTACTTCGCAAAGACATAGAAATCCTCCCATGCTCTACGCCGAATCAGTTCGTTGTGGGCTCTCTCAGCCTTTGACAGTTGTACTTGTGCCAATTTTCAATACCTCCCCATTTGCCGGGATGGCCTTCTCCTTACGAAGGATTTCAGCCAGCTCTTCATCGGACAGGCCTTCAAAGTTGTTGACCTGCGTGGAAATCTCAATCTGCGTCGGAGCCTGTAAGCCTGCCCGGTTCAGTACGTCCTGTGAGGCCGCGAGCCTTACCTTCTCATTCGTACTGTCCATGCACTGCACCAGTGTCTTTACCGCCTTGATGGTGGCCACCTCCATGTACTTCCGCGCCCCGGAGACCACGGCGTTCAGGAGCTCCGTCCTCGAAATCTGGTATGCGTCCGAGGCCTTGATGCGGAGTATCTGCTCCGGTGTCAGGTTCATCAGCTTCGCAATCAGCTTCGGGTTGTACCCCTGCACGTCATACTGGAGTATCTGGGTGATGGTGGCTGGGCTGATGAGCCCCTTGGACTCGAACAGCTTGTCCATCTCCGACCCTAGGATGTCGTAGGAGCTTGGGTCTATCTCTATGTGGCTGACGAGGTCAGAATACTCCTCATCCTGAGCCAGTAGGGAGTGCAGGGCCGCTCTCTGCTTGAGTGAGCTCTGCTGTGCCGACGATAATCGTAGTGCTGGCCTCTGATTTTTGTCTTCTGTGTCCATAATGTACCTCCTTCCTGCCTTTATTATACCTTAAAGTACACAATTCGACAATTTAATTTGATTTCCGCACGGCGAAATAGTATAATTAGGGCATAAATGAGCCATTTTTTTGAGAAATGAGGTGCAAAATGAGAGTTTATAAGAGTGAATGGGACTTTGCAGAGATTCGAGTGAAGATTCCAAGGAGACTGCACTGCCGCTTCAAGGCCAGATGCCTTATGGAGCAGATGCCGATGAGTGCCCTTGTGATTTCAATGTTCGCGGCCTACGCCAACGGTGAAATCCTAGCCCACAAACCGGACTACATGGATATGTTCGGTAGGATGCCCAGCGTTTACGACACCGGGAACATCGACGACATCCGTATCAAACTGACCGACGCGTCCTACAGACAGCTCAACCCCATGCCTTTATCGGATGAGAACGATTTATAGGATTCTTTGTAAATTTTTGAAATTTGGGTGTTGACATTTAGTTAACCCCTCCGTATAATGAAATTACAACGTTTTCATTGAAAGGAGGGTTTTTCATGTCCAGAAAAAAAACGAGAGTCAGGCCCAAGCCACCCCAGAATTACGGCGAGGCCCGTGTCCGAGCCCAGAAGGCAAAGGTTACGGGGATGACCGACTTCATTGTCCCTAACCATATACTAGAGCGCCGTACTGCGATGCTACTTTCCCAGAGCGACCTCGCCAAGATGATAGGGGTTACCAAGTCCACCATATCGCTGTGGGAGAACGGCATCAAAGGAGTAAAGGACAAGCATAAGATAGAGTTATGCCGGATACTGAAGCGGGACATCACTGAGCTGTTCGATTGGAGGATATAGCATATGAAAGTTACTGACATACCATTGACGGACGTAATGGAGCGATACCTTAGTGTAGGCTCCGTACTAAAGGAAGGGAAGAATAGATGGAAGATAGTCTGCCCCTTCCATAAGGATACAGCACCTTCACTCGTGTTGTATGATAAGACAGAAGACGGTGGCGGCTGGGACTACCACTGCTTCGTGTGTGGAGCACACGGTAACGCGGTGTCCATGCTCGTGGACCTCGGGAAGGCTACCTCCGAGGACCAAGCGGTGGATATGCTGATGCAGGACTTCAACCTGAAGTTCCCGGCCAAGGTCACCGTGGTGGAGTTCGCCAAGTTCAAGGGCCTAGATGCCGACTACCTCAAAGAGAACGGCTGGAAGGATATTGAGCAGGGTGTGGCTATCCCCTATCTGACCCAGCGTCACGACCCTCTTGCTACCAAGGTACGCGTGAAGTACCACGGCAAGGACAAGTACATCTACAAGAACGATGCCAGCAACCCGGCGAGCCACCTGATGCCCTACGGACTGCACTGGCTTGACACCTACGACGCGGAGCTACCATTATATATAACAGAGGGGGAGACGGACTGCATGACCCTCCGTCAGGCAGGGTTCCAAGCTATCGGCCTCCCCAGTGCAAACGGCTTCAAGCCGGAGTTCTACATCTACTTCGACCGCTTTGAGACCATCGTAGTCGTCAAGGACAACGACGAGCCGGGCTGGAAGCTCGTGACCGACCTAGCCGTCCCGTTCAAAGACCGGCTGTACATGGTGGTCATGCCCAAGGGCATCAAGGACATCAACAGCTACCACATGGCCAAGTGCCGGGCTGAAACGGAGATGTTCAAGCGGATGTTCCCGAACCTGCAAGTCCTGCCAGCTACCCCCGACACCTTCATCAAGGCCGTGGCCAGTGGTGAAGTGGAGCCCATCGAGCGGGCCTGCTGGGATATGGTTGCGCGGTATTTACCATACGAAACAGAACAGCTCTACTTTAAGGAGCGGATGGTCAAGGAAGGCCACGTCTCCAAGACCCTCGTCAACTCCTGCATGAAGTCCATGAAGCGGGCCAAGGAAGAGACCGACGGTATGGGGGAGTTCCTTATCAAGGACAACTGCTACTACAAGTCCGTCGGCTTCGGCAACCGCCAAGTAGAGGTCAAAATATCCAACTTCATCCTCGTCCCGGAGCACGACATACGGTCAGACGACGACATCACACGTGTGGTGACCCTGACGAATCAGCAGGGTGAGACCAAGAAGGGCGTCAAGCTGTCCAGCGAGGCCATGACCTCTACCAACAAGCTGAACCTCGCCCTCGTAGGCTCTGGGAATTTCATCTTCACCGGAACCACCGAGGACCTCTTTAAGCTCTGCATTATGATTTTTGAACAGACCAAGCACACCCTCCACTCCCCCAAGCGGATAGGCCGCCTAGAATCCGGTGGCTGGCTCTTCGGTAACCTTGGCATAGACAGCAAGGGCCGGATAGTACGCCCAGCCAACGGGGTCATTGATATGGACGGTACCGCCTACGTGCCTCGCAGTGTCGTAGTGGATGATGGAGACGCCTCCACCTCACAGGACGTTCCGAGCTTCAACCTCGCGGACTACCGCAAGACCTGTGAGAAGGACTTCCTCTACAAGACCGCCTATAGCCTCAAGACCACCTTCGGTACCTACGGGGCCTACCTCGGGCTCGGCTGGGCCGTGGCTGGATGGTTCTCAGATATGATTTTCGATGAGTACGGCTTCTTCCCTTACCTGTTCGTCAGCGGCAAGCGCTCGTCCGGTAAGTCGGTCCTCTCCACCATGCTTCAGGGTGTGTACGGTTTCGATGCCGCCAATGCGGGCATGTCCATCGAGACACCCAGTAACGTAGGTATCCTGCGTTACCTCGGCTACCGCTCCTCTCTCCCCTGCTGGTATGATGACTACCGCTCCGGAGTCAAGCGTATCCAGATGAAGGACGGCCTCCTGCTGGACGTATACAACCGGCATGGCAGTATCAAGGGCACCCGGGAAGGTGGTACCGTCTTCCAAGAGAAAATCAACGGGTTCGTCCTGCTGTCTGGCGAGGACACCCCCAGCAACAACGCCCTGCTGACCCGGTGCTGTGTCGTTCAGCTCTCCGCCAACGAGCGGGACCCAGACTACTTCACCGAGGCCCAGAGCTACATGGCTCTCCTCAGGACCAAGGCACTGAAGTGGGCCAAGGCTTCCTCCCGGGGGGACAGACGGATTCTGGACTGCATCGCAGAGTGCACCGAGTACATCTTCAACAAGAACGGGGACATCCGGTATGCCCGTAACTACGGCATCTTCGCTGGGGCCTTCCTATACGCCTTTGGTGATGTGATACTGGATAAGAAGGAGTTTATGAAGAGCCTCGCCGCCAACGCCTACCTTGAGAAGAAGGAAATCGACGGCGCCCACCCCATGGCCGAGTTCTTCAACGACTTCCCGGATATGATAGCCAAAGGGTTCCTTGTAAGAGACCGTGAGTTCACCGTCCTGTCTGACGGAAACGTGGCCATCCGTATGAGAGAAGCCCATAAGGGGTGGACGGACTACAAACGCGCCGCGCCGCTGTCTGAAAAGACACTCAGAGACTACGTCAGGAAGGAGTGCTTCTTCCACAGTGAGGACAGGGTCTACTTCCCATCAGCAGGGCGGTTCCGCGGGTTCATCCTGCGGCCAGAGAAGATGAAGACAGAGTTCGAGGACTTCTGCGAGGCCGTGGTGCATGTTGATGTGCCGCCTGAGTATTAATGCCCGAATGGGCGAAGTAGTTCTAACTAAGGAGGAAGGAA